CTTGGAGTTTGTTGTTTAACGCAACATAGGTGATGTTCAGTCTTTTTGCTATGTTCGTTAAAGAAATTCCACTCCTTTCGATAAATTCTCTTAATAACTTCATATTTCCCATGAAAGTTACCTCCTTTATTTTTTATAACAATTATATTATAAAAAACTTTTAATGTAAAGGCTGATCTTGAGTTCCTCCGGTTAACTTAAAATTAACCTTTTGGGATAAACAATAATCGATATTAGGCAATCGATTAACAAAGCACCACCATAATGTAGAATGAGATATACCCAGATCCCTCTCCATATTCATCAGGGATATCTTAGATTCAATATAAATCTTACCCCACTCTAAAACCTGATCATCGCTCCATTTTACTTTTGTCATTTTCTATTCTCCTCCATTCTTCATTAGTTATTCCAGAGCCTCACCTGGAACCTCTTCGTAATCTCCAATAGGTATAAAGACTAATCCATGTTTGCTAACAAAATCAACACCGTTAGAGAACCTGTAATATGTCTCTACTACCTGTCCAACGAATTCCGGATAATCACATTTGAGAACCTTAATTTTGATTGGTTCATGACCTTTCATTTTGCACCTCCTTTACCAACCTAACATATTCCAGATTTCATCCATTTGATCCGTAAATGACTTGGTTTCCTTTTCCGGAACCTGAACCAGATTGTCTAACATCTTATCAATTTTTTCCTGCTCATCTCGGTGTTGTACCCAAGCCGGAGTGCAGCAGACCTGCCATCCATTTGCATAGGTTACTTCATATTCGCATCCGCGATATTCGTAGACTATTGTAGTGAAGTACTTATCACGATATGTTTCTAACTTCTTAGCCTTGATCATATCTAAATCTCCCTTCAAAAATGTTCTATGATTCCGGTTGTAATATCCTCCTCAAAATCTCTTCTCTAGCTAATTCTACATCCTCCTGGGCCTCTATTTGAGCCGCTATAGAATCATTACCAAGTGTCCTTACACTAAATTCATATTGTAACAGTAATTCTTCGTTTGTTGCTTTCCGGAGCCAGTTGATCTTTTCTTCTTTAGTCATGTTTTTAATCTCCTTTATTATAATAGTGTTTTAGGTGTTATCGCCTCACCGGATAAGTTATTCCTCTATTTCTATAAACCAACTCTTACGATACATTTTAGTTATGGTGTATTTCTTATTAGTGTTAGGATCCAGCCAGACTGTGCTACCGTATCTAATTTCGTTTGTTGCTATGCACTGGATTCGGTTTTCTGTGAAGTTATTATTTTCTACTGTGTTGGCTGTGAATTTTTTCATATTTAATTCCTCCTGTATATGTGTTATTTATTACATTATTAGTATATCACATATCTGGATAACTGTAAAGGATTTTTTATAAAAAACTTTTCATAAAAATATCCGGAGATTTTATTCTCCGGATAAATATTGTTCTTTTTATTTCCTAAGTCCAAGTTCTTTTCTTACCTTATTAAGATTTTCCATCGCTTCTACTCTGGATCCAGCTGCTGAGATGAGTTCCTCCTGGAGTTCCTCCATTTCCTTCTGGATTCTAGCTATCCTGTCTTCTTGATATTTAAGATGCCATTTTGCACTCTTAAGCTTTGTTATCGCTTCACTATCCCGATTATAAGCCTTATAGCTTTCATCACTTATCTGCTGGTAATAATCCTTATTTACGGGCTTATTTAAGCATCCGGTATAGTTAAACTTCTGATAATCACTTTCTGTTTTGATGATTTTGGTTTGATTCCTATAACAACCATGTGATATATAAGTCCTATAACCGTTACCGGTGAGATGGATCCTTCTTCCGGTCTCCTCATTGTATACTGTAAAGTATCCGCCTTCCTTTACTATTTTATATCCGGATTCTTCTACCATCTTGTGAGCTTCCTTTGCCTGCTTCTTGAATTGTGTTCTTAATACTGTTTCGATTGCCTGGTTAAGTGTCATATCTTTATCCTCCTTAGTGTGGATTGTTATTTATTACATTATCAGTATACCACGTCCTCGAGGATTTGTAAAGGATTTTTTATAAAAAATCTTAGATATTCTTAATCTTCAGGTATTGCAAGGTCTTCTAGTACATACACCCTTGTTGTCCTTCCGTTTATTTTACAAGGCTCACCAAGTTTATATCCTAGTTCGGATTTGATACGCTTATGCATCTCGGATTTTCTCACTGGCTTTGATCCTTCTTCACTACAGAACAATTCATACTTAGCATACACATCTCTGGAGCTCTCATTTAATATAGCATCCGAACCAACTTCTTGAATAAAGCTGAGCACTGAGTCATTGCTTATCTTATAATCATTAATCTCCTTAGTAGCTTTTTTGGATGAGCTAAAACCATTTCTCTGGATTACATTTTGCAATGCATTTATTCCTATATTGATAAGGTACTCCATACAATCCGGCTTACAAAGCTTCTCATTTATAAAGGGATCAAAGTCAGGATCTTCTTTTGTAAATACGGCATTAAAGGGGATAATTATCATTCTCTTAGTGACAGCTCCGGTCGGATCTTTTATTCTTGGTATATTATTTGCTGAGAATATAAGTGTTGCGTATGGATAGAAATCAAAGGGATCATTATACAGGAATTTACCTCTGCATCTGTTTCCAGTACATACCTGTTTGAATAGTGATACGTTTAATCCTTCCATATATCCATCACTTATATCATCCTTTATATTGGCCAGCTTATTGGCTAAAGATGCAATATCTAATTCTCTAGACATATTGGTGAGATCTACTGAGCAATAATTGTCATCACCAAGTAAACTGTTGAGCATGAACAGGAATGTAGACTTTCCATTATTCTTCTCTCCTATAAACACAAAACACTTACCAAGCTTACTATCTCTATAAAATGTATATCCAATACACTCTTCTAAAAGAGTTCTTATCTCTGGATCATTACATGCCAGTTTATTCAATGTTTTATCTACCAATTCACTGTACGCGTTCGGATTATAATCCCAAGGGATCTGGTTGCTTATCACATATTCTGGAGAATGAGGGAGTAATTGCTGAGTAGCTAGATCATAGACTCCATTCTTAAATAACACATATCTTCTTCCGGATTGCTCTGCATCCTTTGCCATGATTGTGAGATAATCGTAGACCTCATTTCTCCGGCTCATTGTGATATTAGTAAGATTATCTATCATTAGCTTCTTTATCATTCTAAGGCTTGAATCATAAAACCCCTTTGTCTTATCATATACACAAAGCTGACCATTTGTATAAATAGCATTATACTTCTCAATGATGTACTTACCAAACTCATTCGGAAGAAATTTCCCATTATCATCATAGAAACCCATAGTGTTTATCTTGTCAAACGTTTCTGGTCTAAGAATCACATCTATCTCATTATCTGATAACGGATCTGCTAAGATGTTGTTATTTATAATATGGAACAACTGATTTATCTCATCTTCATTTAGATGTATCTTAGCTAATGCGAATACATGTTTGCTTAAAGCATCATTCCTTCCATCACCATCACCCAGTTGCCAGAGATCCTGTTTGCTAGACGTAGGAATGAGCATTGACGGAAGTTCCGGAATGGACTCAAAATCACTATCTTCAAACGTTTCTTCTCGAAGTACTCCATCACATTTCAAGGGAATATATGTTCCCCGACTATGAATATCCGCTTTGACACCAAGAGCCAGTATCACATCTTTACCATCCTTTAGCTCCTTATTATAATGCCAGTACGTATGAATACCGTGAGAAGAGTTGATGCAATATGTGTAGATATCCATCTCCGCTAGTATGTCTAGAATCCGGTAGGATAACTCTACATCATCAAAGCTCACATCAATAATTCCTGAATTACAATTGGCTCCGTAGTTTGGCTCATCTTTTACTTGATCATAGGTATAGATCTTTTTATCTGCTGGTTTTTTAGCTTCCTTTCCCTTACGATAGCCTTTAAACACTAAGGCTTGTGTTTTAAGATTGTGCATTGTACATATCCTCCCTGATAGCATTTACTTGCTCATCACTGAGTGAGAGAATCTTCTGGATGGCTATCATCTCAGATGGAGTTATTTTAGATTTTCCGGTTATCTTATTCCTGACGGATAATTCACATAAACCCATCTCATAAGCCATTTTAGTTATTCCATATTCTTTTACTAATTTTTCTAACATGGTTTACCTCCTTTATTTTACTACCTTTATTATATTACTTCTGGTATTTTTTGTAAATAATTTTTTCAAATATTTTTTTAAGGTGTTGGATCATGCACCTATATAGTTCGGTTACAATCAGTTACAAAATTTTTTATTTTGTAACTTTTTTTGTAACCTCTCTAATCTCTTGTATTTATTAGCTTTTTTATATATAGTTACAAAAGTTACTATTTTTTATAAAAAAATAAATAATATATAATATATAGATATATAAAAGATAGATAAATAATAAAATATTTAATTATAGCGAAAAAATTTGTAACGTTGTAACCAACGAGCTCCAAAGCCAGTAATAACAAGCGTTACATATCAGTTACATTTCATTTGAAAAATGTAACCGATTTCACTATTTTGTAACTTGTTTACTTTTCCAAGATATTTTGTTATAATCAAAACAAAGGAGGACGATCTAATTATGCCACGAAATGGTACAAAAAATTTAAAACCTCAGAACACACGGACAAAAGAAGAACAAAAAAAGATTGCTTCTATGGGTGGAAAGAAATCCGGAGAAAACAGAAGAGCTCGAAAAACACTCAGAGAAGAGCTGTTAGCGATCCTTTCATCTGGAGATGTTCAGAGTAGAATGTCATTGGCGCTCATTCAAGAAGCTCTGGATGGTAATAAATCCGGATCAGTGACTAAAGCATTTGAAGTTATCCGAGATACTGTCGGAGAAAAACCTGTTGACAAGGTTGTTGTAGCAGAAGTAGATCAATCTATCATTGATGAAGTAGAGAGAATGATGAATGATGACGAGAGCTGAAGCAGTAATATTCCTAAGAGATAAACCCTATAAAGTGGGAATCCTTCTTGGTTTTACTAAGTTAACTCTTCTTCACAATGAGTGGATCCAGATGATGCTCAAGTCTAAATCGGATAAAACACTTCAAGCACACAGAGGATCATACAAAACAACATGCGTTTCCATTGCTCTGGCTATTCTTATGGTGCTTTTACCGAACAAACGTATTCTTTTTATGAGGAAAACAGACTCCGACATTAAGGAGATCATTAAACAGGTTCAGAATATTCTCGTGGATCTTCATTTCCAAGTATTTGTGATGGCAATATACGGAGTTCAGGTTAAACTAACAATAGCTAGTGCAACTGAAGTAAGCACTAATCTCACTACGGATGTAAAAGGAACACCTCAATTAGTGGGCATAGGAACGGGATCTTCTTTAACTGGTAAGCATTTTGACATAATCTTTACGGATGATATTGTCAATGTGCAGGATAGAGTGAGTAAAGCAGAGAGAGATCATACTAAGATAATCTATCAGGAGTTGCAAAATATCAAGAATCGTGGAGGCAGGATCTTCAATACTGGTACTCCGTGGCACAAGGAAGATGCATTCTCTCTTATGCCAGATCCTATCAAATATGACTGTTATCAGACTGGTCTTATTGGTAAGGAAGAATTAGCTGTAATCCGGAAGAGTATGCTATCATCTCTATTTGCTGCTAACTATGAGCTCCGGCATATTGCTGCAGAAGATGTCATCTTTTACGATCCGGTTATAGGCGGAGATCCATCACTTGTTGAACAAGGTGAGTGCCAAATTGATGCTGCGTATGGAGGAGAAGACTGGACGGCATTCACTATGGGTCGTAAATCCGGCGGGAAATACTACATACTTGGTAAGTGCTGGCACAAACACGTTGATGATTGTGAAGATGAAATCATTCGTTTACGAAAACAATTCAACGGTGGCAAAATATACCTTGAAAATAACGGGGATAAAGGGTACTTAGCTAAACAAATGAGGTCTAAGGGAGAAAGAGTTGTGTCTTATCATGAAAACATGAATAAATTCCTTAAGATCACCAGTTATCTCAAAGGCGTCTGGGCGGATGTTATTTTTGTAGAGGGCACCGATCCGGAATATATAAACCAGATTTGTGATTATAATGAGAATGCGGAACATGATGACTGTCCTGATAGTTTAGCATCTTTAATCCGGAAACTATGGGTAAGAAAAGAGCGGGATGGAATAAATAGGCCCGTTAGTATATTATTATAAAGGAGGTATTTATGAAAACATATCAAGATTTATTAGAGCTGGGTGAAGATGAGTCAGATATAAAGGAATTTCTCATTGCTGCAATCAACGATCATAAATCTAGTGAGCTTTACAGGTGGGCTAAAGAAGGTGAAGCATATGACAAGCAACAGAATACTACTATCATGGCTTATGTAAAGCTTCTCCATACTATCACTGGGAATGTAGTTCCGGATAATTACAGCGCTAATCACAAGCTTGCCAGCAACTTCTACAACCGATTCAATGTACAGGAAAACCAATATCTTCTTGGTAACGGAGTGAACTTTGATAATGAAGACACAAAGAATAAGCTCGGAACTAAGAAGAAAAGCTTTGATACTCAGATACAGAAGCTGGGTAAGATAGCACTTACTCAGGGACAGGCTTTCGGATTCTTCAATCTAGATCACATAGATGTATTTACTCCACTGGAGTTTGTTCCATTACTGGATGAAGAAGATGGGTCTATGAAAGCTGGTATCCGATTCTGGCAAATTGATGATCGGAAACCCTTAAGAGTAACACTCTATGAGCTGGATGGTTATACGGAGTATATTAGACGTTCTTCGGATCGAGATCTAGAAATATATCAGCCCAAGAGGAAATACGTCTTAAAAACGCGATATACAGCTGTAGACGGCAAGGAAATCGTAGACGGGGAGAACTATTCCGGATTTCCCGTAGTTCCGTTATGGGGCAATCAAGATCACGTATGTAAGATTAAAGGATGGAAAAGAGGTATCGATTGCTATGATCTTATCAAGTCTGGATTCGCTAATGATATTGATGATGCTTCTCTTATTTACTGGACAATTGAGAATGCCGGTGGTATGGATGATATAGATCTTGCTGAATTTATTCAGCATATGAAGAGTGTTAAAGCAGCAATAGTTCAGGATGATGGTGCTCACATAGAATCACATACACAAGACGTTCCGGTTGTAGCAAGAGAGACTTATTTGACTAGACTGGAGAAGGATCTTTACAAAGATGCGATGGCACTTGATACGGAGGCCATTGCAAATGGCAACACGGTGGCTACTGCGATAAGAGCTGCGTATGAACCCCTCAATAATAAAACGGATGATTTTGAGTATTGCATAATTGAGTTTATCCAGAACATACTTGATCTTGCTGGAATAGAAGATGATCCTACTTTCAAGAGGTCAACCATTATTAACCAAACGGAAGAAACAAACATGGTTCTGGCGGCTGCTCAGTATCTGGATAGTGAAACAATACTCAAGCATCTTCCATTCATCAATGTAGATGAGATTGATAGCATATTGGATAATGTGACTAGAGAAGAGGCTAATCGGTTTGCCCAGGAAGGAATGAATAATGGCGGATCAAGCGAGGAAACAGACGGACAAAATATTGAATGATATGGAGAAGGAGGTATGGAGCATATATGACCGTGCATCCGCCGATATATCAGCTAAGTGGTATAAATATATGGAATCACATGAAAAGAGCCTTAAAAGCGCGTATGATGCGTTACAGGAGGCTCTTAAATCCGGAGATGATGATGCCGTCACTAAAGCTAGATCGGATTATGAGAGAGTAGTGAAGAATGTCACCCTTAACAATGATCGCTATAAGTCCATGTTAAACGAGACTACTGCTAAGCTATCTCATACAAATGAGGTAGCTTTAGACTATGTAAACGGAAACATGGCCAAGATTTATACTCTTAATTACAATGAGTTTGCAAATCAGGATATAACCGGATATACTTTTACTTTGGTGAATGAACAAGCCGTGAAGAACCTTGCTACGGAAGATAAGAGCCTCTTACCTAAGAAGAAAGTAGATATTCCAAAGGATAAGCTATGGAACCAGAAGAATATCAATAGTGAAGTGTTGCAGGGAATACTTCAGGGAGAGAATATCACTAAGATAGCCGATCGCCTCCAGCATGTGACTGATATGAACCGCAACTCTAGTATCCGGAATGCTAGAACTATGGTTACCTCAGCAGAGAATAAAGGCAGACAGGATAGTTTTAAGAAAGCCGAAAGTGATGGGGTGATTATGAAGCGACGGTGGGTTGCTACACATGATGACCGAACCCGAGCTGCACATGAAGAACTGGACGGTGTAGAGGTAGATCTAGATGAGCCTTGGGAGAATGAATACGGAGAGATCATGTACCCGGGAGATCCTAGCGCAGATCCAGCGAATGTGTACAATTGCCGATGCAGCATAAGAAGTATCGTAAAAGGATTTAAGTGGAATGAAGAAGTTGAAGAGGAGATTGAAGAAACGAACGTTGTACAGGGTAAAGACCTATCTGAGACCTGGGAAAGAAGACCTGATGAATTTGACCTTGAGATTGAAGATGTGATAAACGCACAAGGCTTTGATGGTTTGCCGAAAGTAGTAGATGCGGAAGAATTCGACAGATATGTTGAAGAAAGTAATTTTATAGCGCAAAGAACGTATTCTGCTCCAGATCAAGAAACACTTGATGCTTATAGAGAACAGTTGTATAATGGTAAATGGTATGTTGATTGCTCAAGTGGGGGTGCGGCTCATGGTAAAGGTATGTATTGTGTCGGAGAACATTCTACTGAAATTACTGAGCGAATGAAAGATACTATGATAAGTTATGGAGCTAATAGTGATTTTGCTAACGTAGAAACATTTACTCTTAAAGATGCTAAGGTGATAAAAGAAAGCGATATTAAAGATTTATATCCGGAATTAGGGCAAGGAATAGCTAAAAAATATCTATCAGATTTCGAGTTTTCAAATGATGAGATAAAGTTTCTAAGTAATTATGCCGGATTAGGAGGTAACAGTGGTTTTGTTACTGAGTATCTTTCATCCAATAGAGAGAGTGCTGTAGAGCTAATGAAAAAAATATCTTCTGATCCGGAATTAAGTTCTCAGATGATAAAAATGTCAGAAGAATACATCAAGTTAAGTTCTGATCAGGGAGTAGTTGCTGCTATGTTAGGTTATGATGCCATAGATTGCGGAGAGACTCAAGGGTATTTTGTAATTTTGAATAGAACTAAATGTATATTTAAGGGAGAATGATCATGATTGAATTCAAACGGAACAAAAAAACTGGAATACTTGAAGTGTGGAAGAATGGTAAGAAGATAGGTGAGATTAGAAGCATGGGTGACGAGGTGAAGAAATGAGTAATTATAGTATAGATATTACTAGTCATGTCCCAGAAGTAAAAGCCGAGTTAGAGTCTCGTATTCCAGTTATTATGGAAGCAGTAGCTTTACAGGCTGAGGGTAATGCCGTTGATGAAATCACCTCTCTTGGTGCGGTAGATACAGGAAGACTTCGTGGATCTATATCTCATGCGTCGGATAATGACACTGCTTACATAGGAAGTAATGTAGAATATGCCCCGTATGTAGAGTTTGGCACCTACCGGATGGCTGCTAGACCGTTTCTTAGAAATGCCATCAGTAACTACTTGGAGGATTATAAGGATATAATAGAAAAGGGCCTTAAATGAGCTTATTTTCGGCATTAAAAAAAGGGGGGAGTGACCCCCCTCCTCTTTTTTTAATATCCGGATTTAATCTTCTTCTACGTCTCCGGCTGCTTCGTTTGCCATCTGTACATATCGATCACAAACACATATTAGGTTGTTGTAATCTCCGGATGTAGCTTCTTCATACATCTGGTTTACCTTATCCCCAAGTCCCTCATGTTTGAGAGCCTGTGCGGTGTACCCCATGAGTGCGTATGCGTTACCATCTTGTCCTACCAGTGAATATTTTTCCATGTTATTATCTCCTTCTGCCGTCGTAACCTCCGTGGCGGGATTGTTTATTAAGATCTTTCTATAATGCAAATGTATGTGTGATCTTCTTCTGCATCCAGATGTAAAGCGTATGACCAGTCATTGTTTTTTGTTCCATCCCCGTAGGTGTTATCACAGAAGAAATCGAGGTTGTTGTTTAACATGTATTCGAAGGTTTCCTTCCAGTAGATAAGTTCCGGATGTCTTCTGAAGAAATACCTTATGGCCTTCTTTCCGGATTTATTTGTATTGGACTCTATCTCTAATGTTCTTGTCATATTAGTTACCCTCCCCCCTTATAAGCTTTCTTTAACTTCTTTAAGTGTCATGCAAGTAAAGCTATATCTATACCAACCCCGTACATCCCATTCATTTACGTTCCAACCGATAATGCCTTTTTCAATTTCAAATTTTTTATCTTCTGTGTAATAATTACCAGTTTTCTTATCTCTAATTAACCTTGCCATATTTTAAAACCTCCTAAAAATGTATTAGTTATTTATTACATTATTAGTATATCATATATCCGGAGAATTGTAAAGGATTTTTTATAAAAAAAGTTTTATATTACAAATCCTTTTATAAAAACCTAGTGCCATGATATAATAACCTTATAATCAAAGGGCAAAGTATAGCCCCCGAGGGAAAGGAGATTGTGTTATGGCACTTTCAAGGAAATTTTTAGCGGCGCTTGATATCGATCCGGAAAAGATCGATGAAATTATCAAAGCTCACAGTGATACCGTGGAAGCTCTTAAAGAAGAAAGAGACTCATTCAAGGATAAAGCTGAGAGGTATGATAAAGCTCAGAGTGATCTAGATGCCGCCAATCGCAAAATCGAGGATCTTTCAAAGCAGGATTCATACAAAGTAAAGTATGATGCCCTTAAAGAAGACTTCGACAACTACAAGAAGGAGATCCAGACGGAGAAATCCAACACTGATAAGAGATCCGCTTACAGGGCACTCCTCAAGGAGATTGGTATTGCCGATAAGAGGATAGATGCTGTTGCTAAACTTGTTGAGCTAGATAAGATTAAGCTTGACAAGGATGGTAAGATTGAAGGATCTGATGATCTTAAGAAATCTCTTAGTGAAGAGTGGGCAGATTTCATTGTTAAAGATGGCAAAGAAGGTGCCGGAACTTCTACTCCTCCTACTGGTAATAGCAGTACAAAGAGTAGAGAAGAGATCATGAAAATCAAAGATACCTCAGAGCGACAAAAAGCTTGGGGTGAGTATTTAACTAATGGAGGAAAGTAAAAAATGGCAGCAACAAATGTTGAAACATTAACAAATCCTCGCGACAGTCTACCCAATGTATACGTAGATGTAACCGCGAGGGAACTCGATTTTGTAACAAGATTCGGTAGAAACTGGGATTCTCTTCGTGAGGTTCTCGGTATTATGAGACCGATCGTAAAGCAGGCTGGTACACAGCTGAAGTCTTACACCGCATCAGTTGCTCTTGAAGATGGTGACGTTGATGCCGGTGAAGTAATTCCTTACTCCAAGGCTACCATTACTCAGGTTGGTTACAAAGATCTGACACTTAAAAAGTATGCTAAGGCAGTTCCAGTTGAAGATGTTGATAAGTATGGTGCAGAGATCGCGGTTCAGAAGACCGATGAAGCATTCTTGAATGAGTTGCAGACAGTTGTAATGGACGACTTCTACGGTGAACTTACTGGTGACACATACGCATTAACCGGTGCATACGCAACATTCCAGATGGCAGTATCTATGGCGATCGGTAAAGTGCAGGATAAGTTCAAGAAGATGCATAAGAACGTTACAGGCACAGTAGTGTTTGTTAACACTCTTGATCTTTATGCATATCTTGGTGGTGCAGAGGTAACAATCCAGAACATGTTTGGTCTTCAGTACATCAAGAACTTCCTCGGAGCTGATACGATGATCATCTCCTCGGAGATTGAACCCCGAAAGGTTATTGCAGTTCCTGCTGATAACTTAGTTCTTTACGCTGTAGATCCTTCAAGCGAGTTTGCTAAGCTTGGTCTTGTTTACACGACCGATGGTGAAACAAATCTCATTGGGTTCCACGTTCAGGGTAATTATGGTACAGCAGTTGGAGAGTCATTTGCTCTTATGGGTATGACCCTTTGGTTTGAATACGCAGATGGCGTAGCTATTGTAGACATCGATGATTCTTTTTAACTGATCTCACCGTAGCAGCCGATGCAGCTGATAAGACTTATCCCTGGACTGACAAGACACCTTCAGATTTCCAGGATAATGTTACAGTAGCAGACGGTGAGATTACCGGCGAACTTACATTTATGGAAGGCGGATTATCCCCTTCAGGTCCACTTGCAGGAGATGGCTATTTCTTAGCTCTTAAATTTGATAACTTCTCATCCGGTCTTACATATGCAAATGTTAAGGTAGGATTAGTTCCTTCTGCTTCTGGTATGGATCTTGTTACACTTGATTCTGATAAGGATGCAGTATTTAAGATCACCGATAAGAATAATCAGAAACTTAAGGTTGTTCAAGCTGATAGTGCCGGACACAAGAACATCCAGTACTTCGGATTAAGTGGATTGACACTTGAAGACACAGGAGTATAATATGTACAAAGTCTTAACAACTTTTACAGACCTTCAAGATAATAACTACAAATACCATGTGGGGGATACATTCCCCCACAAGGGTATGGAGGTGTCGGCGGAACGAATCGAAGAATTATCGACCGACAAGAACCGCAGACATATTCCTGTTATTGCTGAAGTAGTCGAAGAAGAAAAAGTAGAACAAAAATCCGCTCCCAAAAAGAGCGGTAGAAAGAAAACCGATGTTAAGTAGTTTGTGCCAGGAATTGAAGAATTGGTTTGACCGAGGTCAACCCCGTTTGTTCGGTGCGTTTGAGATCTCCGGAGGAAAGATTGTTGATTCCGATTTTACTGAAGCAATTCAGGAGGGTCAATATTTCCGGATTGTCGGCTCGGTGTTCAATGATGGAATTTACAAGAACACGAATGATCTTGAATTGACCGATGAATTATTTGTGGGTGCTGTATGGCTTATGGCCATTCCGAAAGAAGTGGTTGCATTATCTGATGAGATTGATGAGTGGATTAGTAAGAATGCAAATGTTATAAATTCGCCATATCAGAGCGAGTCCTTCGGGGGGTATTCCTACAGTAAAGCTACATCTACGGATGGTGGACTAACCTGGCAGAGTTTTTTTGCAAACAGGCTGAATAAGTGGAGGAAGATATGAGTCTTTTATCCGATCAGATGGAAAATTGCATATTGATAGATAAGCAAACACAATCCGACGGGTACGGTGGCTATATCACTACATGGGTTGAGGGGGCGGATTTTTCGGCTGCGGTTATTCTCGACTCCTCTATTGAAGCGCGGATGGCTGAAAAGCAAGGAGTAACCGCCCTCTATACCGTGACCACACAAAAGGCCATGAACTTGCAATATCACGATGTTTTCAAGCGAACCCGAGACGGCAAGATTTTTCGGGTCACATCGGACGGGGATGATAAACTCACTCCCGCAAGTGCGACTCTAAATATGCGTCAGGTGTCCGCAGAAGAATGGAGCTTACCAAATGGATAAAGGACAAGCAATTCAATCATTTTGGGCATCATTTGGGCTTCCTGCATATGATTCGACAACGGTTCCTGACGATGCACAGATGCCCTATATTACTTATTCGGTTGCTACGGATAGCCTTGATAACGTGGTCAATTTAAGTGCATCGGTTTGGTATCGCTCGACATCGTGGGCAGATATTTCACAAAAAGCAGAAGAGATTGCAAAAAGTATCATAGAAATGCAACCGCCTACAATCAAGTTTGATGGAGGCAGGTTGTATATCGCAAAGGGAACGCCGTTTGCACAGCGAATGACCGACCCAAGCGATGATGTGATACGCAGAATGTACTTAAACATACAAGCCGAGTATTTCTCGGCTTACTAACGAAAGGAGATCAAACAAAGATGGGAAGATTTACAGTTATCCCGGAAGATACCTTTAATAGTTTACAGCTCGATGCAGGTGTACTTTTAAAGACGTTTAATCCGGCAAACCCTGTTGCTCCGGCAGATGAGGACATCATTTGTGCAACAACCGGTGGCGTGAATCCGTCATGTGTTCCGACATTCTCGGACCTTGGCGAAGATGTTGACAATGTGCCCGTGAACATGAAGGAGCTTAAACACCTTGATTCGTGGGAATGCAAGATCGCAACCACATCACTTGGTACTAGTGCAGAGCTTATCAAACTCGCACTTGGATGTGCAGACATTGATGCAACGACATCAAGGATCGTACCGAGGGCAGACCTTAGCCAGACGGATTTCTCCGATATCTGGTGGGTAGGTGATAAAGCTGACGGTGGCCTTGTTGCTATTCAGCTTAAGAACGCACTTTCAACAGCCGGATTTAGTTTACAGACAACAAAGAATGGCAAAGGCCAGATCTCGCTTGAGATCACTGGCCATGTGTCCATTACCGCACAGAGTGAAGTGCCTATGATATTCTACTCAATGGATGCAAGTGAGGATACTAATTACAGAGTGACGCAGACACTCTCACACGTGGCATCTTCATTTACAGAGAATTATGTAGCAAGTGGCGAGGCATTTACCGCAACACTTACGGCTAATACAGGCTACACAATCAGCAACGTAATCGTGCTTATGGATGGTGAGGATATCACCGATACAGCATACAGCGCGGGCACGGTAACGGTAGCAAGTGCATCTGGCGACATTGTAATTATAGCAACAGCAACGGAGGAGTAGGTGAGATATGAAGCTTTCAGACATTAAAGGAGAAGCAGCACTTGATGCTGTCGCAGATTTGATTGAACCCATAGCGGAGATTGCACAGGACAAGATTCTTGTGGGCCTTATAAGGCTCAAGAATTATTCAGAAGCGATCAAACTTGGCATCAAGAAGCATAAAAAGAGTATTCTCACAATACTCGCAGTGCTTAATCAGCAGGATGCAAAGACATTTGAACCGAGCCTTGCTGAGATTCCTGTAATGCTCTTGGAAGTATTCAACGATCCTGCTTTTACTAGCCTTTTTCCCTCGCAGGTTCAGAGCAAGGAAGAGACCTCTTCTGGACCTGCTATGGTGAATACAGAGGCAAGCGAGAACTAAAGCCCTTTTTGCGATATACCGTGGCCCGTTTCAAGATAAGCCAACGCGAAGAGGCATACCGCATTTACATTACAGACGCATTTAAAGGCTATTTCGGGCTCAATATTCGTTTATATGATATTTTATATCCGGTCGAGGAAGAACGCACTCCTAACGAGATTATAGATGGCATACGAGCCAAATTAAGAGGTTAGCATGGACGTATTTGATTTAGTAGCGAAATTAACGCTTGATTCAAGTGAATATGAGAGTGGTCTTGATAATGCAGAAAGTGCAGCCAGCTCCAAAGGCTCAACCATAAGCAATGTACTTGGTACCGTTGGCAAGGTAGGAGCGGGGATTGGTGTTGCAGTGACAACTGTGGCAGCAGGAATATCCGCCGCATCAACTGCCCTCGCAAAAGAAACATCAGATGTGGCATCATATGCGGATAATATTGATAAGATGTCACAGAAGATGGGTATATCCGCAGAGGCATATCAGGAATGGGAGGCAGTAATGCAACATTCCGGTACCTCAATGGAAACACTTAAGGCGGGTATGAAAACATTGGCCAATGCTGTTGAAAGTGGAAACGATGCTTTTGAAAGGCTTGGAATATCACAAGAAGATATTGCCTCTATGAATCAGGAGGAGTTATTTTCCGCGACGATAACAGCCTTACAAAATGTAAGCAATGAGACTGAGCGAACATATCTCGCAGGTCAATTACTTGGTAGAGGTGCCACGGAGCTTGGTGCTTTATTAAATACTTCTGCTGAAGATACGCAGGCAATGAAAGACCGAGTGCATGAGCTCGGCGGTGTTCTTTCTGATGAAGCGGTAAAAGCCGGAGCTGCATTCCAAGACCAATTACAAGATATGCAGACGGCGCAATCAAGTCTCACAAGAAATCTGATGACGAATTTCTTGCCCGGCATCACAAAAGTAATGGGTGGGCTTACAGAAGTTATCACGGGCAACAGTGAAGAAGGCATTGCACAAATTTCTGAAGGCATTGAAAATACAGTTGCAAAAATAGTTGACGAACTTCCGAAGTTCTTGGATGTGGGCGCGGGTATTATTCTTTCAATTGCAGATTCCATTATCGTAAACCTGCCAAAAATAATTCAAACCGGCATCAAGATCATACAGAAACTTGCAACCGGCATCATAGAAATGCTCCCTGAATTAGTGAATGTTGCGGCTGAGATTATTCTTGAAATTGTAAACGGCCTTACGGAGATGCTCCCTGTACTCATTCCTGTGGTTATTCAGGCAGTGCTTATGGTTGTTCAAACGCTTCTTGATAATCTGCCTACGATTCTTCAAGCGGTGCTTGATCTCATTGTATCAGTAGCGGATAGCATTTTACACGACGGTCTGCCTATGATTATTGACGCGCTCCCTGATATCATACTGGGCATTGTGAATTTTATTGTAAACTCGATACCGCAGGTCACAAATGCAGTCATTAGCATTGTGATGGCAATTATTGATGCATTTCCGACGATTATAACATCAATCGTTAACGCATTGCCCCAGATCATAGTTGGTATTATCACAGCTATATTATCGGCCATACCGCAGATTATTGAAGCCGGGATTCAATTATTTATAAGTCTTATAACCGCGCTCCCTACGATCATTATTGAGATCGTAAAGGCAATTCCGCAGATCATCATAGGAATTGTGAACGGTTTCAAAGAGGCATGGCCGCAAATTAAAGAGGCTGGTATAGGCATCTTTACATCGTTTATAAATGGCTTTAAGAATATCGGCACTGCAATAAAAGATGCCGTTGTAAAGGTATGGACAGCGATCAAGAACGCATTCAAAGAAAAACTTGATACTGCAAAAGAATGGGGCAAGGATATGCTCATGAATTTTGTAAGCGGTATCAAGGAAAAGGTTACCGCCGTTGTTGATGCTGTGAAGAATGTCGGCAGTAAGATAAAGAGTTTCCTTGGATTCTCTGAACCGGATGAAGGACCTCTGTCGAACTTCCACACATACGCTCCCGATATGATGGACCTCTTCGCAAAAGGTATCAAAGAAAATGAGGATGTTGTTACCGACCAGATCGCAAAAAGTTTTAACTTTGAAAACGAGATTGTTGCTCCGACAAAGACAGCAAACAATGGTGCAGTGGCATCAGGTAGCAACGGGCTTGATACCGTCATACGCTTATTACAAGCCCTCGTTGATAAAGAAGTCATTGAGATATCCGCAGATTCTGACGGTATCTTTAACATTGTAAGGCGCAAGAATTTCGAATACTATGAATCAACCGGCAATTATGCGTTTTTATAGGAGGTTATAAATGCAGGTAATTATTGGTAGCACAGATATAACCGAATATATCCAGGAAAAGACATACGATATAAATGCGCAGAGATCTTATACATCATGGACGGATTCAAACTTCAGAGAACACCGGGATAACATTTATGAAAAAATAAGTGGTTCATTCCAGATGGTGTTCTTTGACGGTTACTCCGTGAATGGTGTTACTGTTGATAAATTTGCAGATCTGCTTGATCTGGTTGAAGCAAACACAACTGATGGAGTAACGACTTTGCGATTAACAGTAAACAATCTTAATGCGGAATTAAAAACCATATCGTGTTACGTGGATATACAAGCAAATCCCATGTTATATGCAAAAAACGGCAGTAATGTGGTTGTAAAAAGGGTTACATTCAATGTTCAGGAGCAATAAATGGTAGATTACAGCGGATATGAGTTATTCGAACAGGATAACGTTTCAAAAAACTTAATAATCGAAGGTAATGGTTTTCGATATACAAATTCAGATATTGACAGCGAATCCTTTGAGCTCTACGAATCGCTGTGTTCTGAAAATACCTTGAAGTTTGGTGTTTGTGAGAGCGCATATGTGAAGTTCAGAATTGGATATGGGGCTCAATCGCTCGAAGGAGAAAGAATAACTATATCTATGCAGCTTTCCGGAGCGCAAGACATAATGCCGATAGGCGTATATACGATCACTTCAGATACGTTATCAGCAGACAAGCGATACCGAGATATTGTGGCGTACGACGCTCTTAATGCGGTTCTAAAGAAAAATGTGTCCGACTGGTATAATAGCATCTTACCCGACATGACCAGTTCTGTTACTGTTAAACAGTTTCGAGATAGTTTCTTCGAGTATCTCAATATCTATCAAGAAGAGACTACTCTAATAAACGACGATATTTCCATAAATAAAACAATCGAATATGACGGGATAACCGGCAAAGATATTCTTGAAAGTATCTGCGAAATGAATGCTTGCTTTGGACATATGACCCGAGGAGGCACGTTTCGCTATGTATATCTCGATCAGCTTACAAGTGCGAGTGCAATTGTTATAGGAGACGATAAAACATATACATCTGTGACTTATGAGGACTTTGTAACAGAGCCACTCACAAAGTTGCAGATCCGTCAAGAAGAAAATGACATCGGCGTTATTGTAGGATCCGGATCAAATGATTATGTGATTGAAGGCAATCCGCTTCTTTTTGGCAAGGATCAATCGGAGCTTACGACGATCGGAAATAACATCCTTGCAAAAATAAGCATTGCATCATACAGGCCTTGCAAGATCGAGGTAAAAGGTAATCCCTGTATTGAAGCTGGTGACGGAATACAAGTTGTGACAACCTATAACACGGTGATGACCTATGTACTCCAGCGCACTATGAAAGGCGTACAGTCGCTAAAAGATACCATTAAAGCAACAGGAACGAAAGTGTTTAATAACAACAATAATTCTATCCACAGTCAGCTTATTCAGCTTCGAGGCAAGAGTAACACTCTTGAGCGTACAATCGATGAAACACGAAGCGAACTTGTGGATATGGACGCGGAAACAAGGACCATTATCACTCAAACGGCTGACACCTTGCAAATACAAATAAATGAATTATACGCAGAAGTTGATGGGGATATCAACCTCTACTACACGCAAGAGACTCCGACACTGCTGAACTATCCGGCATGGGACTTCACTTATAACATTCCCTGTAACGATACAGTCCAGCTTGCCGATGACTTGGCGTTTGAATATAACGACACTTATTACAAAAAGAATTTAAGGTCCATAGCTTATGACGAGACCGACAATATCACTTATAGATTCATAAAGTCGAGTGGCCAGTGGATATGGCAAGAGGTATCTAACACAGAGACAACGCTGATCCTCTCAAGGCTCTCCCAGGTAGAAGCGACTGCCGAGAGCTTAAGTTCTGAAGTGTCCGAGCTGTCCCTTACTCTTGACAATGACTACTATACTATCAGTGAAACACAGTCGGCCATATCACAAACAAGCTCATCTATACTGGCGACTGTAAGTGGCACATATACAACCAAGACCACTACGCAGACTCTTGCAGGCCGAGTTGAGTTAAAGCTAAACACAAGCGATTTGGTATCAGAATTCAACGCCAAGGCGAATGTTATCACTCTGACGAGTGACTACTTCACACTAGCCGCTAACGGTACTATTACTGCCACAGGTGGAACCATAGGCGGATGGAACTTCAATTCAAATTCGATATATTCCACCAATCAGAACATTGTACTCAACTCCGCCGGTTCAATGGTCGGTAGCAGTGGCGGTAGCAAGGTATGGCAGATTGATTCAGCAGGTACAGCATCATTCCAGAAGTTAAACATTGGAGCCAACGGAGCAAGAATAGGTGCAACACTTGACCTTGACCAAGGCACTATGTCGGGTGGTTTTTATATTGGCTCAAGTTGTTTGTATAGCGGTATGACAAGCCTCACTGATACAACACACAATGGGATATATCTTGGAACAACCGGAATTGCGCTTGGTAAAGGTGCATTCAAAGTAACAAGTGCAGGAGCGTTAACGGCAACTAATGCGAACATAACAGGAGCGATAAGCACAAGTAATCTTACTGCAACAGGCGGCATGATAGGCGGATGGAGTATAGGTACCGATGCATTAAAAGTAACAAAAAGTTATAGCGGTACAACATACACTTTGGAGTTGGGTTCTACGCAGAATGTAGGTGTTCCGTTGCTTTTGCATCAAAACGGAGACGCAAAAGCTTTTATAAGTGGAGCTGGTTTGATTTATGCAACATTACTTTACGCTGGTGATGCAAATATCGAGGGAATTATAAGGAGCGATAGTATTGAAACTTTAAGTTTATCAGCATCGACCATATCATCGAGCAGTAACATCTCTGCATCAGGTTATGTATCATCAGGTTCACTCGTCAGACAAACGCAGAACGGTGGCACGAAGTATTGCATTGGTTCGCCAAGTAACTTGGAATTTCGATATGTATCGTCTGGTAATTATATAACGGTATTCCTCAATGGTACATCAGTCGGAAGAATTTATTTATCAACTACTTAAAGGGAGGAACAAAATGGACAAGCCAATCACAATGGTTATCAAGGAATTTAAGGAACAGACAGTGAAGAGTATTCAGGACTCACATTTACCTGCTTGGGTGCTCAAGGATATCTTCAAGGGCTTTACAGCACAGCTTGAGCAGTTAGCAGTTCAGGAAGAGCAGAGAGCAGAACAGGAGTATAAGGAGGCGCAGAAGAATGGCGATTAACTACACGAAGGTCGGATGGGATACGAGCAAGTATGTAAATCCCACGAACATGAACAAAATGGATGATGGCATCAAAGCGGCTTGTGACGGAGTGGATGAGCTAAAGGATAGTCTGGATGACTACGAGTACAGTTTTACAACATCCACCGCAGGAATAGCAGGTGTCGCTGAACAGTTGGCGAATGTATATGCGAATTTGCCAACATACAAGACTTTAATGGGAATAGTTGTTGCAGGTACTGCCGTATATCACTTTGTGGGTATAAAAGCCTCAGCTAACTATGCAACATTTATCGTGCAGTCATCTTATGCCGCCAACGCAAATTGGCATTTGACTTTCAGAGCAGGAACTACTTGGTATTATGCTCCGTTTACAATGGGTGCAGAAACAAGCATATAACTTTAAGGAGGTATTCAAAATGTTAAATTCAAAAGTTTATGATGTTCTTAAATGGGTGGCAATAATCGTGCTTCCTGCACTTGCCACGCTTGTAACGGTGGTATTCCGTGTATGGAATATTCCGTATGGCGCAGAAATCGCACAGACAGTAACGGCTATCGCTACATTCCTCGGTGCAATCCTTTGTATCAGCAATGCTACTTACAAGACTAAAACCGAGGAGGATTCCGAGAATGGGTGAATGGCTTCCGGTTATAACAGCGGTTGTATCAAGCGTCACTACACTAGCTGTATGCCTTATCAATAACGCTGCCACAAGACGCAGCTCCGAAGCAAAGCAGAACGAAACGATCAACCTTATAACTTATAAGATTGAAAACCTTACCAAAAAGGTTGAGGAGCACAACAACCTTATATCACGGACTTACAAGCTCGAAGAAATAACGAGCGTTCTTGATGAAAAAATCAAGGTTGCCAACGATCGCATAGCAGACCTTGAACACAAGGAGGGATAAAATGCTTAATTATGTACCTAGAACTACTTGCCCTAGTAGAGATAACCTGTATTATCGCAACTATCAATTCGGTGGCTGCAATGTGGCTATCCCGATAGATAAAACTGACGGATGGGTTATGCCGAATTGTGTCGGATATGCACAGGGCAGATACAGAGAATTGTGCAACGATACGAAGGCTTGGTCTGACATCGGGAACTTCCTTTCAGGCAACGCAGAAACATTCTTCCCGAACGCCGTAGCACACGGATTCAAGACAGGACAAGT